GTTTCGGGTTTAACCTCGTGATAACATTCGCAAAACTCCCCCTCCGGAGCCCCCTATGAAGCAGATCGCGCAAGGTCTTGCCGCCCTCGGTCGTGGCGAAGACAAGATGCTCGTCCACATGACCCCCAAAGAAGTCGCGGGTCTTCAGCAGTTAGCGCTTGCTCACGGTGGCTCGCTGACCGTCCACCCCCAAACCGGCCTGCCGGAAGCCGGGTTCCTGAGTAATATCCTTCCGGCGTTGGCTGGTGCCGCTGCGGTTTATTTTACTGGCGGTCTTGGGGCCTTCGGGCTTGGTGCGAGTGGTACGGGGGCGCTGGCAGGGGCGGCTACGGGTGCGCTTCAAAACCGAAATAACCCTTTGCAGGGCGCTATCATGGGCGGACTTGGTGGATACGGCGGGGCTGGTCTGACTTCCGCCGGTCTGGAAGCTCTTGGTACGCAAACTGCTGGCACAGCAGTAAGTTCTCAAACCCCGGTCGCTGGAAATGCGTTTCTTCAATCGGGCACTCCGGCTGCTACGGATACTGCGGCTACGCGCCTGTTTGGTACCCCCCAGCTTGCTAACGCAGCTTCGGTGCCGGATGTAACCGGCCCGATGTCAATGGTTCCGAATGCTCCACCGCCCACTTTTGCCGAAGCTCTCGCTAAGCAGTTCCCTACAACGGGAAGTAAGGTAGCTGCAGGTATCGGGGGGCTGGGTGCGCTGGGTGCGTTTGAGCAGAAGCCGCTGTCCTTTGCTACCCCGCCTACGCAGACCTCAAATGCCCGCCTCTCCGGCCCGGTCCGCCGCCCCTACGATCAGAACGCCCCGCAGGGTTACTACTTCACTGACCGGGGTATCCTGCAGCCTGCGTATGCGGCTGGTGGTGGGGTTGGTGGCGATGGCATTGCTGCCCTTGCAAAAGGCGGTCAGTATCTCGACGGTCCGGGCGACGGTATGAGCGACAGTATCCCTGCTACCATTGGGGATAAACAGCCTGCGCGGTTGGCCGACGGTGAGTTCGTGGTTCCGGCAGATGTGGTGTCGCACCTCGGCAATGGGTCGTCGAAAGCTGGTGCGAAACAGTTGTATGCGATGATGGACAAGGTGCGGCACGCCCGCACCGGAACGAAGAAGCAGGGTAAACAGATCAAAGCCGAGAAATATCTGCCCGCATGATAGTCAGCCTAGTTCCATTTGAACGTGTGCATGAGTGTTGGGCTAACGTCGCGCCGTTCATGGAGCGGGCGGCTGAGTATACATTCGGGCGGTACCACGCCGACGACATCTACGATCTGTGCTCACAGCGGCAGGACTATCAGTTGTGGGTCGCCTTCGATAACGAAGGCAAGTTCTACGGCGCAGTAGTCACAAGCTTCACTGAATACCCCGGCAAACGGGTGCTCTCTATGCACTTCTGCGGGGGTGACGAATTGCATCTCTGGAAAGAACCTATGCTCGACCTGCTAAAGCGGTGGGCACGGGATACGCAGTGCGACGCCATCGAATCTACGGGGCGCAAAGGCTGGGAAAAAATATTCAAAAACGATGGCTATAAGGTTCAATGGGTAACTTACGAGTTGCCCGTAGGAGAGTGACATGGGTAAAGGTGGTGGCGGTTCGGCTCCCCAGCCGAGTTCTCAGACCGTAACGCAGACTAATCTGCCGGAATACGCGCGGCCATATTTTGAAGATTTACTTAAGCGCGGGCAGACTACTTCGCAGGTTGAATACCAGCCCTTTGGGGGCCAGCGTACGGCTCCGTTCACGCCGCTGCAACAGCAGGCGTTTCAGGGTATTGGTAGTCTGCAGCCTTCGCAGGCAGTCGGTGCCGGTATTGATGTCTCTGCGAACGTAGCCCAGCAGGCCGGTCAGTATGGTGGCTACCAGCCGCTTCAAGCACAGAACCTCTTCCAAGCCCCCCGCCTGCAGCAGACACGGATTAGCACGCCTACGGTAGGCACGGGTAGTTTTGCCGACACTGGTGTGGCAGGGCAGTACATGTCGCCCTATATGCAGAACGTTGTTGATATCCAGCAGCGGGAAGCCCAGCGTCAGGCTGACATTGCTCGTACTCAGCGCGGTGCACAGGCGGCATCGGCGGGTGCGTTTGGTGGGTCTCGTCAGGCGATCCTTGAAGCTGAGGCGGCGCGCAACCTCGCCACGCAGAAAGGCGACATCCAAGCGCAGGGGTTGCAGTCGGCCTACCAGCAGGCCCAGCAGGCGTATCAAACCGACGCCCAGCGGCAACTCGCGGCGCAGCAAGCCAACCAAGCGGCAAACCTTCAGGCGCAGGGGTTGGGGCTTAACCAGATTCAGGCGCTCAACCAAGCCCGGATGCAAGCTGCACAACTCGGCGCGCAGTATGGCCTGTCGGGTCTTCAGGCTGCGGAGCAGTCGCGTCAGTTCGGTGCGGGTCTCGGCCTTCAGGGGCTTCAGCAGCAGCTTGCCGCTGCCGGTCAGTTGGGTGCGCTTGGTCAGACGCAATACGGTCAACAGCTTGGTTCGCTTCAGGCGCAGCAGCAGGCTGGCGCAGCACAACAGGCACAAGCTCAACAACAGCTTGACCAGCAATACGAAGAGTTCATGCGGCAGCAGTTCTACCCGCAGACGCAGCTTCAGTTCTACAGCTCACTGCTTCGTGGTGTGCCCGTCTCGCCGCAGCAGACCATGTATAGCTATCAGGCACCGCCTAATCCTGTCTCGCAGATCGCGGGTCTTGGGCTGGGTATCGGTGCGCTGAGCAAAGCCTTTGCCGAGGGTGGTGAAGTGCAGATGGCCGAGGGCGGTGCGAGCGACGCTGGGCTGGGTCGGTTTGACTCGAAGATTTCGCAGTACACCAAAGAAGCGTTGCTGGTACGAAACGATCCGCAGCGCCTTAACCAACTCCTCCAGCGCCTCGGCCCCCTTGAGCGCGCGCTTGTTGCAGAGCGGGTACAGCAAGCTTCCGGCAGGCTGCAGAACGAAGCAGCTATGGCCCGTGGAGAACCTCAAGGCACTGTGCTTGAAGGTGAGTACTCGCGTATGCCTGAGTCGGGGCTTGCCTCTATCCCTGCTAACATCAACGCGATGGCCGGTGGTGGCATTATTGCTTTCAACGGTGGAGGTAGCCCACCGCCTGATTATCATTTAGACGACGACCCTGTAGACCGGGGCGCTGCTGGTGACGCTGAGGACGTAAAAGGCAAAGGCGCTAAGGGCGAATCGCGGTTCAGTAAGTTACGTAAAGCTGTTCAACCGGAGCGTTTTAACCCGGACCTTAAGATTCCTATGCCGTCGGCTCAAGGGATTGGGTCGTTTGCAAAAGGCGCTGCCCGTCTTGCAGGTAAAGCATCGGGGCCGTTCGCTGCTATTGGTGCGGCAAACACTGCGGTGGATTTGTACAACACCCCAACCGAGGACATCCGTAGGTTTTACGGCGCACAAACTGAAGAACCGAGCTTTTTAGGTGATGTTTACTACCGTGGCCGCGCTGCGCTGGATGATCTGATCCCGTTCCGCACTAGCCCGATTGGTGTTATCCGCGAAAAACAAGCTGCGGAAGCCGCTGCTCGCGCCACGTCGCCTCAAGGACCTACGACCACCGCTCCCGCTGAAACTTCCGTTAAAGCCCCGGTTGAACCCCCCAAGCTTGTTGAAGGGCCTCGCGCTGCGCCGACTGGTTTGAAAATCCCCGGGGCTAGGAAGCCCACCGACGAGGACGCGCTGCTGAGCGAAGCCGAAGGCTACCTGCGCGATATTATGAAAGGTCGCACGCCTGAAGAACAAGCTGCTTCCGATCAAAAGACGCGTGAAGAGTTTGGTCAGCGTCGGCAAGCCATGTACAAAGAGCGTGGTATTGACCCCGATCTGTATAAGAAAGAACTTACTAGCATCTTCCAGCAGGGTGAATCGGCGCTGAAAAATAAAGACATGGATCGTGCTCTTGCTATGGCTGAAGGTTTCTTCACTATGGCAGCGGGCAGCTCGCCCTACTTGTTTCAGAACGCCGCGCAGGGGCTTGGTGTGTCGGTTAAAAACCTGCGGCAAGCGGAGAAAGACTTCCGTGAAAGCGAGCTGCAACGCCAGAAAGCTGCGATGTCTGTCCGCCTTGCTGAAAAAGCTGCTGCTGATGGCGACTTCAAAGCGGAAGAAGATTACGTCACGCGTGCCCGTGAGTTTGAACAGCGTAGTTTGGACAACAAATTAAAAGTGGTGTCTACTCTATACGCGGGTCGTTTGAAAACAAAAGAATTTGCGACGTTTAAAGGGATATCTGCCGCAAGAGCACAGGAGGCCGCTGCTGAAGCTAAGCGGCGTAATCTTGAAATGGAGCAAAACGCGAGGAATGCCCGAGTTCAGGCTGAACTAACTCGTCTTAATACTGAAGAAAAAAATCTTCTTACAAGCACTATAGCAGGTATGAATTACGGCGCTATAAAGGATGCGGCTGGGCTTGAAAAGTTTACGAAAAACCCCGCTAACCAAGAGTTCCTAACCGGGCTTAATACTATACGCCAGTCACGCCAACAGCTTCTAAGACAGCTTGGTTCGGTATACGGCACCATGTCTCCCGAACAGGAAGCCCAGCTCGCTGCGATCAGTAAAAAGTACAGCCGATAAGGAATCACTGTGGCTAGCGTGAACGAACTGTTTTCTCTGCTACAAAAAGCGGACGCGGCTAACGATGCGGACAGCGTACGGTTTCTTTTAAGTCTTATCGACCAGCAACGAGCGCCGCAGCTACAGCCCGTCGCGCCGATTCCTTCCGCGCCTTCTACCGAGCGGTCGTATACTGAAGCACTTGTCACCGATCCGTTTGCTGCAGTAACTAAAGGGACAGGGCAGTTGCTTCAAATGCCGGGGCAGCTTTCTCGGCTGGTGACAGGTAGCACTGCGCCCGGACCGATTGAACGACTGGGTAAACGCGTTAGCGAGTACGGCGAGGAAGTAAAGTCCCCGGGTCTTATTGCCCGCGAAGAGTCTCGTGCGCAGAAACTCGCCCAGCTTGAAAAGCAGGGTGCTGGGTTCCTCAAGGAGTTCGGCACGGCTTTCGGAGAGACCATTACTGATCCTGCTCTCCTTTCAACTTTTCTTGCCGAGCAGATTCCGCAACTCATTGCTGGTGGCGTCGCTGGTAAGGGCGTGCAGATAGGCACGAGGGCGGCGCTCGCTGGTGCGGCCAAAGAGGGTGTAGAAAGAGCTGCGCTGAAAGCTGGTATCTCTACTCAAATAGGTGTTAATGCGCTGGCGCAGGGTGTAGATGTCGGTGCGGATACTTACGACAACGCGATGGCCGAGCTGGCCCGGCAAGGCATTACGGGGGAAAAGGCACAGGCCCGCGCCCTCAGTGCTGCTCGTACGGCGGCTTTTCAAGCGGGAGCGTTGTCGGTCGGTGCTCAGATGCTGCCCGGAGCTTCGGCAGTTGAGCGCGCAATCCTCGGTGGTAAAACTGCTGGTGGCCGGTTTGCCGGTGCTATTCGTGGCGGCCTCGGTGAGGCGGGTGGCGAGTCGCTGGAAGAAGGTGGTGGCCGACTCCTTCAGAATCTGCAGCTTCAGGGTATAGACCCTACCCTTGCGCTCATGCCGGGCGTTGGTACTGCCGCAGGTCTTGGTGCTGTCGGTGGCTTGGGTATGGGTAGCGCCGCAGGTGCCCTTAGCGCGCAGCAGGATGTCCGTAAGCAGCTTGGCACCCCGGTACCGGAAGCGATGGATTTTGCCCAGCAGGTGATGGAGGAGCAAGGGCTTACCCCGCCCGCTCCGGCTGCTGCCCCCACGCCGACCCCGACCCCCGCTGTCACCCCCGCTGTCACCCCCGCTGTCACCCCCGCTGTCACCCCCGCAGCCGCTCCCGCGCAGATACTCGACACCCTGCGTGGTATCCTGACTATTGCCCCCCTAAACCCACAAGAACTCGCAGCCGAGGCAGAGCAACTGCTTGGGTTTGCCCCGCCGCAGGAGCTTGTCCTTGAAGCGTTACGACTGGGGCCGAAAGAAACGGAGGCTACTCGTGCAGGACAACCTACTGAACAACCTGTCGCTGGAGCAGGTGGAGAAGGCGCTGGAGTGTCTGTATCTGAGCCAGCCCCCGCAGGAGGAGCCGCTGGTGAGCCTGTCGGAGCAGGAGTGGCTGCTACTGTCGAACCTTCTGTGCAACTTACTGAAGGAACGGAACCACAGCCCGCTCCACTGACACCACCGCCCCCAGCCCCTTCAGGGATTGCCCCTGAGCTTATTCAAACAGCGCAGACGGTGCTTAGGATGCACCGTGACAATCAGTTCCTCATGCCCGGTCAGCGAGTGCGTGAGCTTCGTCGCGCCGTACAGAACCTCGGCGTCAAGATTCCTGTAAACACAGACGTTGAAGGCGTTGCCGCGCTGCTTGAAAAAAGGCTGGCTGAGCTGGGTGTTGCTGCGCCGGTTACTGAAGCCCCGGTTACTGAAGCCCCGGTTACTGAAGCCCCGGTTACTGAAGCCCCGGTTACTGAAACAGCCGCTCCGGAATCAGAAACCGAAGGCACTGTTGTCGGTAAGTCGCTTGCGACCGATCTCGGGAAACTTACAGCCGGTACCGGTGCTAAGAAAGAAGCTAAGAAAGCAACTCGTGCTATCAACAGCCCGGAAGCTTCTAAGGCGGTTATTACTGAAGCAGACACTGAAGAAGAAACACAGATTTCTTATAAGGCTAACGTAGCTGAGCTTGACTCGGCTGCGCGTCTGCTGGACCGCATTAAAAACAACAGGTCAGGTCGGGGTAAGTACAACACTGTTGTTGATTATTTGGTGGGGTTTTCGCAAGAGAAAAAACCCAAGAGCACTGAGCCTACTGAACTAGCTGAGTACGCAAAGAAGCTGTTGGCCGACTACGAGGTTCCGCAGAAAGACATCGCTCGTGCGGAGAAGTCCCTTGAAAAGATCGCAGACGTGCGCGCTAGGATGTTTAAGCAGCGGCAACGGACTCGTGTCATCAAGGAAGCCCTTGCTCTTGACGAACTGAAAGACCGCGATCTTACGCCGGAAGAGCGTCGTAAGGCGCTTGATCTTATCTACGGCAAGCGACTGCAAGAAGACGTTGGGCGGGAGATTAGCCAGCGGCAACGCCAAAAGAAAGCGCAGGAAGAAAAAGCGGCTTCCATGAAAGCCGCCCCGCGTGCACTACCGGAGAAGCTCCCTGCTCCGACCGATGTGCCGTTCAAGACGACCGCTGATGCGGACGCGTTGCTGGCCGACTACCTTAAAGAGTCGAAGACCGACAAGAAATACCTTGATAAAGACGCCGTTGCTAGCATCCATAAAGCGATGGAAGAGGGTCGGTTTGATGAAGCGTACACGCAACTTGTCTACGGTGTCATCAATGCTAGAACAACCAAGTCCGCTGCTATGGGTGCGCGTGCGGCAGACCGTATATTCAGAGGTGAGCTGAAAGGTACTTTCAACGAGCAGGTAAAAGAAGCCGAGAAAATCCTTAAGGACTCTGGCGACTACATCATGGAGCTTGCCCACACCCCGGTGGGTAACAAACTATCGGCTCCGGTCGTTGTCATGCTCGGTCAAGGCAACCTCAAAGGTGCGCTGGAAGAAGTCGGCCGCACCAGCACCAACCCGCTGTTCCGCACGATAGCGCGCAAGCTCGCCGCAGCTATTCAGGATACAAAAGTAGCGATTGAGCTTGTGGGTGTTGATGGGTCGCCGGGTATCTACAACGTCAACACTGACACCATTGTCATCGACCCGCAAGGTCTGCACGAGCACACACTGCTCCACGAGGCGGTACACGCAGCGATCAGCCACATCCTCAGGGATGCAAACAACCCGCTCACCAAAGAGCTTGTGCGTATCTTTGAAGCGGTGAAAAGCCGTCTTGGTAGCGCTTATGCCACGACCGACCTGCAGGAGTTTGCTGCCGAGTCGATGTCGAACGAGGCGATTCAGAATCTCCTCAATACGATTCCCGAGTCTAAGGGTGCAGTTCGTTCCCTGTGGGATAGCTTGGTTAACGCCGTGCGGCGTTTCCTCGGGCTTGCGGGGCGTCCGTCTACGACGGCGCTTGATCGTATCGACAAAATCATCAGTCAGATGCTGGAGGTTGCGCCGCTTGCCCCGCGCATGATGCCGACACAGGCACAAGTGCTGAAGATGCAGGGTGTTCTAACGCAGGACGAGAAGATGATCCTGCGAGCGGAGAAGGTGCTTGAGAACAACCCCGAGGTCACCAGTAGCGGGTTCAAGCAAGGGCTGAACGACCTGATGAACGCCCGGAATGCGGGTGAGAAGTTCGCCATCCTCAAGGAGATGCTCACCACCAGCCCTTACGGTGCGCTGCGTCGGATGACGCTTTCTGCCGTTACCCCTCACCACATGAAGCAGATGTTTGGTGAGGAAGTCCCCAGCCTCGGAGACGTTTCTGATGCTCTGATAGGGATCGACGGGCGACAGGCCGAGCTTATGAAGGAAAGCTCAAAGGTCATCGAGCAATGGGCGGACTTCATGCGGAAGCATCCGCAGGGGCACATACTGCTGTCGAAACTCCGGCACGCTGCTTCCCTCGCCCAGCTTGACCCCAACATCAAAGCCGACCGCGATAAGTCTCCCGCGATGGCCCGTGCATGGGAGGAGCTTGGTAAGTATCCGGGGGGCCACGCGCTCTTCAACCGGATCACCCAGTTCTATCAAGATCGGTTCGATATGAACCAAGTCGGCATGCTGCAGCGCGTCGAGGATGCTGTCGGTCGGCGTCCGGACACTACTAACATGTCCCCGTCCGAGGCTGCTGCTGCAGTGCAGCAGTACAAAGACAACAAGAACCGGCTGCTGGCGGGTATCCGCCAGATGTTTGAGCAGAGCAAAATCAAGGGTGCCTACTCTCCGCTGACGCGTTTCGGTGAGTACTTCATCAAGGTTGGTTCGGGTGAAGACATGATTTTCGACATGTCCGAGTCCGAGGCGGAGCACAAGCGCAAGCTGAAAGAATACAAACGGGAGTTTCCGGGTGTAGAGATCGAGGCAGGTTTTGGGTCGAAGAAGCAGCGTGACTATCTGCAGTCGGGCAGCACACTGCTTAAAGAAACCATGAACGCTATCGACTCGTTCATGCTTGAGCAGAAAACGACATCGCAAAAACAAAACGTCGAGCAGCTTAAAGACTCGGTGTATCAGGCGTTCTTGATGACGCTGCCTGAAATGAGCATGCGTCGGCGGTTCCTGCATCGGAAGGGCACGGCTGGCTTTAACCCTGATGCGTTTCGGGCCTTTGTCAAAGTCGCCTACCATAGTTCGGTTCAGCTTGCCCGCATGCAGTACGCCACCAGAGCCATGAACGCTATGGACGCAGCGCGGGCTGCGGTTAAAACTGCTGTGTCCGCTGAGGGTGAAGAGCGTCCGGGGCAGATGGTGCTTAGCGAAGCAGTAGAGGAAATGGGTAACCGCGTGAAGGCCGCCATGCAGCGCACCGACACCGAAGACCCCCTTGAGCGGGCCGCTAACGCAGCGACCAACCTGAGTTTCTATTACTACCTGTCGTCGGCCTCTTCGGCGCTCAACCAGCTCTTCAGCGTGCCGACTAACTCGGTGCCCGTGCTGGTATCGGAGTTCAGGAAAGCTGGCGTGTCTGGTGTGGCGCGCACGGTAGGTAAGTACAGCCGTATGATTCTCGGCTCGAAATCGGCGTTTACGGATAAGGGCGAGATGACCTTCCCCTCGTTCGATAACGTGGTGCCTAAGTTCGACCAGATTTACAACGACGCGACCGAGATTGTTCGCAAGGCCCGCACCGCATTTATCGAGAACCGACTGCCCGACACCGACCGTTACATGCTGAACCACGACGCGGTGGTGGCACGTCTCGGTGATGAGCGTATCCGCAACGCGGAAGAGCGTCGGCAGTTTGATCTTCGTCGTGCCTACGAAGCCGGGATTAAAAACAACGCGATTGATGCAACCCTGACTGCGGACTTTCAGCCCGCCTTGCGTGCGCCGTCGGAAAAAGTTGTCTTCCGCAACCCAATCCTCAAAGTCCTTAACGCTGCTTCAGCAGGGCTTTTTCACAGCATGGAGCGCGCGTCGCGGGAGATTACGTTCCTGTCGGCCTACGAGCTGGCGAAGCGAGAGGGTCTCGGCCATGACGAGGCGGTGAGCAAAGCAACTGAGCTGTCTTTCCAAGCCCTCGGTAACTACGGGGTAAGCAACCGCCCCGGCATCATGACGCACCCCGTGCTGCGTACCCTGCTGCAATTCAAACGCTACCCGATTGAGATGGCGTTTTACCTCGGCAAGAATGCGTTTGACATGGTGGCAGGGCTCAAGACGATGGCGACCAACCCGGACATCTCCCCTGAAGAGCGGGAGCGCGTCATGGCCGTGGCGAAAGCTGCTTCTATCCGGCTTGGTGGCACGCTCGGTATGGTAGGGGTGATGGCGGGTGTGATGGGTATGCCCTCTCCGATTGTGTTTGCCGTTCAGCAGATGGCGATGATGCTCGGTAGCCTCGGTGATGATGACGAGGACAAGATGATGCGGGAAAACCCCGATCTGTGGCTGCGCACATGGGCGCGTGAGAAGTTTGGTAGTCAGTTCATTGCCGACGCCATCCTGTACGGCCCCGTCACGGTCGGCCTTAACGTTGACCTGCACAGCCGCCTGAAGCTGGATGACATGTTCCTCCGCGACACTGCTATCAAACAAGGGCAGACTGCTCATGAGGGTGCACAGAGCTGGCTGGTAGAGATGCTGGGTCCGACAGTTGGTATGGGGATGAACGCGGCGAAAGCGTACGATCTGCTTCAGAACGGGCAGACGCAGCGTGCGTTTGAGCAGTTTCTCCCCGCTGGCATCCGGCAGATTTCCACGGCGATGCGCTACGCAACCGAGGGCGTCAAGACCACGGGCGGTAAGCAAGTGTTTGAGGCGGAAGAAGTTAGCCCGACGGAAATCTTCTCTCAGATGTTCGGCTATACGCCGGAGCGGCTCGCAATTACCACCCGCGACAATATAGAGAGGAAGGGTATTGCCGTCGGCCTTGAGCGTGACCGCACCAAGCTTATGTCGGACTTCTACCGTGCGTTCACTACGGACGGCGATCAGGAAGCAATGCTTGAGAAAATCACCGAGTTCAACGACAAGTACCCGGCGATGGCAATCGGCCCTGATGACCTGATGAGTTCGATTCGCAGACGTGCTCAGGAAGAAGCAACGGCAGAGCGTGGGTTGGTGTTGCCGAAGCGGTTACGGGCTACGTTGACGCCTGATACAGAGGACTAAAAAAGACCCCCGGCGAAAGGGGGGATGGGGGGGGCCGCCGGGGGTAATCGCTAACGAAGGAAGATGCAGCCGAGAGGCGCGGCTGCGGGGTGGATTATAAAGCTACAACCGCCACACCCGCAACCCTCTGATGCGCTCTTCAATCGTAATCTTTAACTGTATCTTTATGGCTAGATAGCTAGCCATCTTAATTACCTTCTGCCGCAACGCATCACACTCGATGCACGGTAGGAATATCGAGCTGCCTTTCTTCATTGCCACCCAGTTGACGCGGTAGCACAGTCCGTCATTATTGAGCGACCGCTGCTTTTTCCGCATAGCTGTCGATATCCACAAAGTCACCCACGGTGCAGTCCAGCATCAGCGCGTCCACAGTAGGGGAATCAATCCCTGAGCCGCGCGCCATACGCTTCTTCACGGTGTCGAGAAGAATACCCTTGACCTTCATCTCAAAGAGCGCGTCTTGATACGTTATTTGCCCCTGCGCGCAGAACTTCTTGAACGCCCGCGCCCCGATAAACATGCGCTTCGTGTCAGGCTCGATACGGATCAGCAGCTCACCCTTCGGCATCACCATCGGGGGCACAGCCAGCTTGCTGCGTGCATCAACACCCGCATTGACGACCAGCACGTTCGGCATGTGCCGGTTGATAAACTCACCCAACACCGACGCCGCCTCGGACCTCGGGCGGATAATCGTCTGCTTCATGCCTACCATAGTAGGCACCAGCCAGCGGTAAACGTTCTTCAGGTTGTAGTCGTGCAGCTTCAGGGACTGTGAAATCATACCCCCGGCGATATTGCAGGCTGCCATACCCGACCAGAAACGCTCTCGGCTTTCAAACCCAATATCTCGGTCGAGCTTGTCCTGCACCTTACGGACCAGCGCCACACTGTCTCGCATGTTCGCCACGAGGTAGCGCATGTAGGGCTCCCCCGCGTGTCCGTAGTTCTCAAACAGCGCACCGAAAATCCTGATGGCGTCGGCCTTCGACAAGCCCCCCGTCAGCTCAATCTTGTATTCAATGAACCGCATCATCTCGCCGTCGAACGTCGTTTTCAAGGACGACAGCTTATCGACAATGCTGGAGTTAGAGGTAGCAACGATAGGCAGTGCCCACTTGGTGTGGTTGATCCGCTCTTCGTTTGCCGACCGCTCCATCCGGTGCTTTCCTCGACCCTGTGTGCTGCTATACAGGATGTCGGAAACCAGCTCGGCGTCCATCTTCGTAATTTCGTCGATGCCGATTGCAAGGTTATTCATCACACCGAAGCGGTGCATGATGACGTTGTAGGTGTCCTTCCAATGCAGCAGCAACTCCGACGGGTGGCCGATGATGCTGTTCATCATGTGCAGGATGGTAGATTTACCCGTGCCCGACTCGTTGTTCACCAGATTGATAAGACACCCGTGGATGTTCATGAACTTCATCAGCGGGGCACCGAAGCCGGTCAGGGCGGCAAAAGCATGGGGTTCAAACCCTTCTCCGGCGTAGGTGTTGAACGTTTGCTTCCATACATCAAACGAACCGACCGGCTTGATGACCGGGGCGAGGGCCATCGTAGTCGAGGATGGCGGACTATAGAAAACCCCGTTGTCGCATATCTCTCGCTCCCCGAGAATTATTTTGGTGTCGTCGTCGGCCCAGCCAAACTGGGTCCGCATCTTTTCTGCGCTCTTCATAATTTGCATTTCCTTTGCTACAGAAATGAGGTAGTTCATGATGAGTTCCATCTGCTTCTGCCCCGCCAGCACGCCCTTAGCGGGGAGGATTTCCCTCATCTTGTCCCGTGACAGCAGCGCCGACATTGGCACCGCAAACTCTTCTACGCCGTCCCTCGGCAAGAACCGCCGGAGCCACGCACACTCCCCAAGCTTGGGGTCCAGCAGCCGCTTTACCAGCACCAGATCGTGCTCGTAGATCAGGACCGGCTCGGTTTCAGGCCCCATGTCCCGGTAAACGCCGCCGTTCCGCCCCCGGAAATAAGGTGCAGGGTAGGTTGGTATGGGGTATCCTGACGGGTTGGTTACCTCGCCCTCCGTACTGTCCGTCTCGGCTGGTGCTTCATCTCGGGCGATGTCATGGCCGAGAACGACCGGCGACTTGATCTTCCCCTTAAGCGGGCAGTCTTTGCAGCCCTCGGGGTTGAGCTTCTCGTAGGTGTCGCAGGTATACGGCCCCTTCGTCTGCTGGGCCTTGCGCTGCGCGTCAACGGGGTCGTAGCTGGGGTGGCCGGAGGAGACAATTTCAATCGCCTTGTCCCGGTCCTCGCACACATGGGCTATCGACAGCACCGCCCGCCACAGCGGTTCTTCAAGGGTCTCCTGATTCTCGACCGCGTGCTTGATCTGCGCACACCCTTCTCCTGCTAACGTCTTTTGGAGAATTTGTTTAAATTTGGTTATCTTGTTACCAAGAAGCGCCAGCGTCAGCTCGTTCGGTCGGTTGGGGATAAAGTCGGGGCGATCCGACCCCGGCATGTCGAGCACGTTGAGGACTGTCTTGAACGCGGCGAACTCAACCGCGTCAGATAACGTAATTATCTCTACATCCCTAGGGTCATCGGGGTTCTTCCAATTCTTCGTTTCAGGGATTCGGAGGATTCTGGCAGCGTCGGCGGTCGCTGTGGTGTCGATTGGAAACTGTTGTTCAGCGGCCAAACTCTTGAGCCGCTCGGCTACGGGTAGCCATTGCGCCTGCGTGATAGAGGAAGTCAGTGCCCAATAGACATGAATGCCGTATCCGCTGCTTACCAGCGTGGGTTTAGGGAGAGTGTTCTGTCTGCAGAAAGTTTGCAGTGCGGTAATCGCGGCTGCCTGATCGGTGAACGACTTATTCGGCCCGCAGTCGAGGTCCATCCAGAACGACTGCATGAACGCCGCATTACTCTTTGCCCGGTTGTCTCCATTGGCGAACTTTGAACAACCGAAGTAGACATCCCGCTCCTTCGCCAGCAGCGACTCGGCCAGCGCCTCTACCTCTTCCAGCGTCTGAACAAACTTCTGCACCGGGAGCTGATCCCGCTTTAACCCCATCACGCAATACCAGCCCTCAGCCGGTAATACGTGCTTCAGCAAGTCTGTTTTTGCCATTGTTATAAGAATGAAAGAGCAACCGAGGCGGACCCCGGTTGCTCATGGGTTAACAGAAGCTACACTTCTAGCGATTCGGCCAGCTTAATCATCTTAGGCAAGTGCTCTTCGTTCGGGTTGGTCTCACCCTTGAACCAGCTATACACGGTTGCCCGTGTAACCCCGCAGTATTTTGCTACCTGCGCTACTGGAACATTATGCTTAATGCAGATGCGACCAAGCTTAACACCCGGATGCTTAGCACTTGCCTCTTGGTTGGCCTTAGCTAACTGGAGGCTATAACCCAACATGTTATTTCCACTCGTCCATCAGCGCGGAGAGGTCTTTCTTCGCGGGTGCTTCGGACTTCTTCGACGCGCGCTTCGTCGGCTCGGCTACCGGCTCTTCAGCCACCGGCTCCTCGACCTTCTTCGTCAGCTTCGGCTTTGCATCCACACCGTCGGCCTGTGCGACGTTCATGGTAATGGCACGCTTAGCCTCTTCCGACTGCCCCGCACGCACTGCCGCGTCATACTGCTCTTTGGTGACGTAACCCACCGGGCGGAAAAACAGCTTCGGCGTAGCACTGTCGGTGTCGAAATACAGCTCGGTCACCATAGTGTTGAACGACTTGCCGTTGGCAACCAGCAGTTTGATGTACTGCTGGAAGGGCATGTTGTTGCCTTCGTTCTTACCGAAGATCGACTGCGACGGCAGCGTCAGTTGGTAAACGTCCTCGGTCGGGTCACCAATAATCTGCACCGCCAGCCGCTGCGAGAAACGGCACGCGCGCGACTCACCTTGCCCCGAACCCTTGATGTTCTGCGGGCAGCTATTGCACGTCGTAGCTTGCGCTTCAAACACCGCCGAGTCAGGCTTCTCGCCGTCGGTAGACCAGCACACCGGAGAGGAAACGCTGTCGGGATCGTAAGTGCCTTCATAGAAGGTGCGCGAGATTTTCGGCGCGGCGTTAACGATCACGACCTGCAGCGAACGGCTGTCGGACTTCTTCACCTCTTGCCCGCCGACGATCATACGGAACACACCGCCCCGAATCGACAGCCGCTTAACACCGGAGCTGCCTGCGAGGGCTTTGGTCAGTTCATCAGCCTGCGAAGCGTTGCGCAGGAAGTCGGGCAGGTCTTGTTGAAACACAGTCATGCTAGTGGACATGTTCTTCCTTTCAGATAGTTATTTGCTACGACGAACGGTGATAGTGTATTCGCTGTCAATGTTCAGACCAGCGGGTTTTACATCTGGATTTTCTTCCAGAAACTGCTTCATGTTGCTTTGGTGAATCCGCTTCTCCAGCAGGGCAAACATACCGTGCTCTTGAATGAAGTCATACATAGAGTCCCAGTCGTTCGTCCAGTAACGGCTCTTGATACTACGAATTACTGTGCCAAAGGGAGTCTTGATGCTGTCGGCACCGACAGTCTTGCAGGTTTCCATAAGCTCGGCAGCAATTATCTTGAGCTGCGAGTCGAACTCTTGGTCCTGCGCTTCAAACTCCTTTTTCTTCGCCTCTCGTGCGTCCCTGATCTTGATGTAGGTCTGCACTAGCCGGTCGGTGGGCACGATTACCTTCTCTTCGTTTACTTCCACTAACGCCTCCGTTTAATTAAAACTACCTTCCCATACTACCACCTTATTATACTTTGTCAACACCCCCCAATCAATTTTCTTCGATTGCTGCGCGATAGAGGTCGATTATCTTACCGTGAATATTTATATTGTTCCGCAACATGTTGTAAATCCTTGATTCTACTTCGCTGCCGCTGACGTGAACAATGGTCATGGGGTTGTTCTGCCCCGGACGGTTGATCCGTGCATTGGCCTGCAGGTAGGTCTCCACCGACGTTACCGGCGCGTACCAGATAACGATATTTGCTGCGGTCAGGGTGAGACCGTGTGAGGCGGCCTGAGGCTGGATGACCAGCACGCGCGGGTTGGGTTTCCGCTGGAAGTCGCTGAAAATCTGGCTGCGTTTATTAAGCGGCACGTCACCGTTAATGATTTCGGTCGGTATGCCACAGTTATTCAGGTGCGTGTGGAGCAGTTCGATAGTGTGTGTAAAAGGCACAAACACTAGTACTTTGTGGGAGGCTTCCTGAATAACCTCCTCGATGACCTTAAGGCGGTTGCTTACGTCAAACTCCACCACCTCACCGCTGTCGGTATAGACTGCGCCCCCTGCGATCTGCAGGAGCTTGTTCATGTTGGTAGCAGCGTTGACCGACGTAATATCTTCTCCCCCCGCCGTGATAGCCATCTTTGCCTTTAGCTGCTTGTAATACTTGCGCTGCTGCGGGGTCAGGGGGGCGTCACGGAATGCGTGCGTTACCGGGGGTAGGTCAAGGCAGTCTTTCTTCTCAAACCGAATCGCTGGCTGCAGGACTGCGTGGATGTATTTCTCGACGCCGGGGCGCGGCGTCCATCGGAACTGACCTACCTTCGTCATTACCTTATCGCGGAACTGACCGAAGAAAGCAGGCACGTTCTTGGGGTTAATGATTTTCGCTAACCCATAGGCGTCTACCGGCGACTGTGCGGCGGGGGTGCCGGTCATCATCCACACGCGGGTCTTCAGGCCGATCATCTTGTTGAGCACTTTCCATCGCTGCGTCTGTACGTTCTTATAGCTAGACGCTTCATCAACAATAATGAGGTCAAACCGCCCGTCGGCTTTGATGTCCTCGGCTACGATTTCAACGCCGTCGTAGTTGATGATTACGAATTCGGCCTCGCTGTTTATTACGTCCTTGCGGGCCTGCCGGTTGCCATACGCCACGTCACAGGTGCGGTGGCAGGCGAACGTAAACAGATCAGCTTGCCACGCCGACTTCATGATCGACAACGGACAGATCACCAGCACGCGACGCACCAACCCCTTCTTCATCAGGTAGTCGGCAGCCCATATAGCCGAGGCGGTCTTGCCGGTGCCCTGCTCGGAGAAGCAGAACGCCTTTTGCCGTAGCGACAAAAACTCTGCTGTTTGGCGCTGATGCGCAAACGGCTTATGCAACCCCGGCCAATCGTATTCCTTCGTTATAGGCGAAGGCACATGTTTTAATAGCGTAGCAAGGCGTGAAGCCTCATCCAACTCCCAATGCACCAGAACTTCGTGCACATCCCCCTCCTGCTTCACCACCCTGCTTTTCTCGATGGCGTCGGTTATTCGTTGCGGGTTGCGGGTGCGTACCAGCAATGCCCGGTCGTCGATGATTTCCATCACTTCTTCTTAGGTTTGTTCTTCTTTACCGTATGGTCACTGTTACGGCTGAACGACGAGTTCTTGTTGAACGGCACCAGCCGCAGATTGCCCGGTGTGTTCGTGCCGCCTTTCGACAGTGGCTTGATATGGTCGATGGCTTTGCCCTCGCGGTCTACCCCCTTCTTATCCATTTCACGGCGAGCACGCTGGCGCTCCATGCGCTTCTCATGCTCACCGCGCTCCACTTGTTGTTTGTATTCTTTCTTATAGGGCCGGGCTTTATTCACGTAGGGCATAACTCTCTCCTAGAAGTATGATGAATCACGCATCATCCGTATAATATCTTCACGGATTATCTGCTTTGTTCTTCGTTGCAACTCGGGGTCAGAGGCGAGGTAGTTAGAGATGGACATCCGCGCCTCACTGAACTCACCTGACGTGCTGAGGTTTGCGAAGATATTTATTAACGCCCGCGCCACCCGCTTGTCAATTTCCTCATCCAGCAGTAGTGCTGCATTCGCGTCTGGTTTTTCATTAGTCATCTTGCACCCCCTTAAAGTCTTCCGGTTTGCTCTCCCACAGCGGGCGTCTACCCTCACCTTCGACACTGCGTAACAACTTCCCTATTGAGATAGCGATTTCTTGCATCATGTTCGCTTTTTGGTCCATGATATGTTTTTCAACCTCGCGCGCTATAAGCCCCGGTAACGAAGACCTAAGCACGATTTCTACACGACGCTGCAGTTCATTCTCAAGAATAAGCGCCGCGTCCTTCGCTTCGTTGTCCATTTCCATTATCTATTCTTCCCGTTGTGCGGACAGTCCACGTTACACCATGCCTTGCACGTGAAGTTCGTCTTGGGGTTCCAGACGTTGTTCTCGTAGGCTGCGTATAACTTGTTAGTCTCGTTTAACCAATACTTCCACAGCTCCTCTTCCTTATTCCGGTCGAAGTCGGCTTTGATGAAGTGCGTGTGCACCACGAACAGCAGGCCCGACCTTACTACTTCAATCTCGGGGAAGTGCTTGAACACCGCTAACGCCAGAATCTCAAGCTGCTTGGTGTCCGCGTATTGCCACTTACCCGTCTTGTAGTCCAGCACCTTTGCCTCGGGCGGGTTCATAATCATCAGGTCTGCAATCCCCCGCCACCATACATTCTGGTCGAAAAACCCGCAGGGTTCAAGGTCCCGAGTAAGCCCGAGTTTGTGTTCGCACAGCTTATCCCCCGGCTTCGCCTTCAAGGCATCCAGCGTCGGGCGCAAGTATTCAAGGTAGGGGGTGAGTTCTTTCCCGTCCCGCACGTAGTCCTCAGCGGCCTTATGCACCTCCAACCCATACCGGATTTGCTCTGAAGGTGGGTCGATAACGTCCTTCACCACCCTCATGTGGTAGTACTTCTTCGGGCACTGCTGGAACAGCGACAGGCTGCTGTAGGACCACGTTACGGGTTTATCCATTCTTTATTTTCTCCAACCGTGCAATTTCCCTATCGAGATACCAGCGGGCTTTGCGCAAGTCCTCCAGCGGGTTCTCGCTTTTTAACCCCGCCCTCCAACAGTACTTAACCGCATTACCAACACAGAAGTTCATGTGCTCGGTAATCTGAATGCACTCGACGCCCGAGGGGTGTTCGGTGTAGTGCCGGGGGTGGTTCACCGGGTCGTAGTTAGCTTTCTTCATGTTTATTTTTAGCGTTCCACAAAAAACCCTAAGCGCCGCAGGGCAAGTTCCAACAGCATCGCGGAGTCTATCCGCTTGTCAGCAGACGCGGAGAACGCGCTCTGCCACTCACCGCCCGGACGTTCTGCAATAATACCGATGC